CCGAGGGCCCAGCAGGCGTCCCTAGCTTCTCCCTCGTCTCCTGAGGTGGAGAGGAAGGTGCCGAACATTTCAGCCTGGATATCGCTCATTGTTTCTTTGAACATGTCGCTTTCCAGTAGCTGTTTGGCCCTCTCGCCCTTAGCTATTATTTTGTCTATGTCACTCATGTATCACTGCTCCCGTGTAAGTTTAGCCTAGGTCTACTCCTCGTCCCTGTTCCTTCTCAAGCTCATATTCTTTTTCTATTTGAGCGGACTTAAGAGTTATTTCGTCTTGGTGGTGCTCTTCCTTCTGAGCAAGTTCCTGCTCTTCAAGGCGAGTCTGGTCAGCCAGTCGCTGGTTCTTGCCCTGAGCTGTAAGCTGGTCAATAGCAACCTTCTGCTGCTCAAGCTGCTGCTGCATCTGCAACATAGCTTCCTGCTGCTGCTGCTGTTGCTGCATCTGCTCCATGCGTGCCTTAGCGGCCTGCTGAGCTTCCTCGGACGTTGGGTCAGTGAAGTAGCGACCAGCTGAGGCCTTGTCAAAGACCTTAACTTGGTCCTCAAGGGCGTTGTAGACGTTGGCTGGGGTCACTACGTCAGCAAACTGAGGGTTAGCTGCCATCTGCTGCTGGTTCTGTACAACCATGTTCAGCTGGAGCATCTCTTGTTCCCGGGAGCCATTACCCAAGCCCACGACTACGGAGGTGTCCTTACGCTCACGCCACTCGCTGGGGTCTACCTCAATGTACTCATCGCGGAGTCGGAAGATGTCCTTATCAGTCTGGTACTGAATCACGTATTTGTACATAAGGTGGAACAGGTCAGTCAGACCAGTCTCACCAAAGACCCGTGCGATGAGCTCAATACGCTGCTGAGCCGCAGTCATTACTTGGTTCACGGCAGTGGCCGCTGTGTTAGCGTTAAGCTGGTTAGGGTCCATGCCCTGTGTGCGCTCTGAGACGCCTGTACGCTTCTCTCGGAGCCTGTCCACGTAGTCCAGCATCTGGAAAGCCGTATTGCCCAGCTGGGGTACGTCAAGGCGTCTCACGGCCCCTGATATCTTGGTACGCACGATACCGTGGGCACTGGAGGTCAGCATGTCTCCCATGTTTACCTGACCCTCAAGGACTTCATAGCGCCCGTTGTTTGTCAGGTATTGGTTGTCCAGCATGTTACGGAACAGTTGTGACTGGATACGCTGCAAGTCCATTGTAAGGTCAGCCATGGACAGGCCGTGGAACTTGTGGCTGATGATGATAGGGGTCCAGCCAGCGAAGGGCATGCAGTCCACTTCTTCTTTGTCCAAGACAGTGCTGCCCACCTTGGTTACCTTCATCAGCTCAGCAATGCCGTCCTTGTTCAGGTCAACACGGATATAGGCCTCAGTGACCCACACTTGGCGGGTGGTAGGGTCTACGTCCTGAGTCTGGTATATCTCCTGCTGCGAGTCATCGTAGCTGTGACGGGCACGGTACTCATCTTCCCACTCAACGCCCGTGGAGGTATCAGTACCGCCAGCGAGGTCCTTTGTGTCGTAGCCCATAGCGTTAAGCTCACTAATGGTCTTACGTGTACGATGGGCACAAAAGGGGCTGTTGGGGATGTCCTTAGCCTTACGAGATATCAGAAACTCCTCGGGGGGCAGTACCTCCAGCTTGAGACCATTCATAGGCCCCTCTCGGAGAATTACCACATCGTAGGCAGGCATCCCCGTCTGAGGGTCTACAATAGCCTCTTGTTCCTCAAGCTCAACTCCGTCAGCTGACAGGAGCATCTGCATTTCCATCTCAGTCAGGCCACGATACTCTTCGCGTACCTTCTCGCGTGACTGGTCCCACCATACTTTAACCACTCCTGTCTTCTGGAGCAGGCCGTCAGTAATCCACTCGTACAGGAGCTTGAAGCCTCTGTTCTTACGGTGGAACAGGTAGTTCAGGTAGTCCGTGGCTTGTTGAGCAGCCGGGACGTCTTGGGCTGTTTCAGGCTCAAAGCGGACAGTCTCGGAGCCGGAAGCAAACATCTTCATCAGCTCAGGCTTAATCCACTCAATGGTGTCCATCACTTCCCGGGTAACTACTTCGGCGTGCTCTGGGCTCTCATTGCCAAAGGGCTCCCCCAAGTAGTATTCCATGGCCTTAGAGCGCTGGCGCTGGAGACGGCCTGAGGTAGAGTGTCCGGTAGCTGCGGACTCCTCCTGGTCAATCACAGAACAGAGCTCTTCGTCTGTCATGCTAGTGCCTTTTTCTTGCTTTGCCATTTAGACCAACCTTAAAGGAGTAAATTTAATTTCTTTGTTCCAGCCATATTGGAAACTAGAGCTGTCTACAGGGAGGTCAGCAAACCGGAGAGATTGGTGAGCGTACCTAGTGGCTGACATGAGGTCATCATCAAGGGCGTAAATCTTACCGTCCTCGCGGTGGTACATACGGTATTCCTCAAACCACTCAGTGCATGTACGGAACACTTTAAAGCGGCCTTGCTGCATGCGTTCGTGCATGGCGTTAATGCCGGGCTCTACTTTGTAGTTTCCGTTGCCCTTCTCCCCCGGGGCGATGGGGTTAGTAAAGTGCGTAGGGAGCATATTGACCCCTGCGGCTCTGTACTGGTCAGCCATCGTGACCCCTGAGCCTTTTTCGTGTACCATGCCGTCATGGGGCCAAGCCATCGGGAACTGCTCTCGGGCTGTAATGGCCGCTGCGTGTACTACGGCGGTGTTGAGGCGCTTACGGTAGCAGTCAACTACGTACACTGTGTCTGCGTCCCTGTCCCACCTGAGCCACACTACGGCTGTGGGGTGGTCCCAACCAAAGTCAATGGCGGCTATGCCGGGCCAATACTCAGGGACCTCAAAGGGGTCACAAACAATGTCTTCTTCTGGCACAACAAAGACAGGGCCTGAACCGAAGATAGGTATGCCCTTGGAGCGCATCTCACGCTCATGTTCACCGTAGACAGCCAGCAGCTGGTCCTTGACCTTCTCGGTAAGGTGAGGAGCATCGTCCCAAGTAGCGGTAACCAGCGCCATGCCGGGCTTACGGTTCTTGGTGAACTGGTGCACCACTGGGGTAACACCGTCCTCTGGGGTGAACGTCATGGTGACATGGCCACCTGTGTTCGCTGTACGTGTAATACACTGACCGAAGAGGCCATCCGGCGGTTGTTCGTCCAGCCAGATTTCGTGCATGGACGTACCCATGAACTTGCTCTCACCCTGCTCAAAGGCCTTGAAAGTTAGTATTGACCAACCATCAAACTCACCGTTCTTGTCGTGGTGCTTAACCATGACTGTCTGGAAAGCATTAGGTATCTGGTGCTTCCTAGTACGTTCCCCGATGCAGTGTCTAGGGATAGTGCCTGAGCCCAACTGAGTAGGGTCCTCAGGGGGGCCACAGAGCTCAGCTTGGAGGATGTCCCGGGTACTCTCTGAGCTAACACCAGCGGCCCATGCCTTGATGGGTCCATCTTCCCACCTGTGCCCTTCCCACCAGTCAGGGTAGAGGCCTGTGAGGTGGTACGAGAGGTTGGCTGCACCAATGTAGGACTTACCTACCCGGTTAGCGGCCATCAGGAGCGTCTGAGCGTTCTCTATGGAACTCGCTAGGAGCTTCTTCTGCCACTCGTAGGGCTGGAGGAAGTCTATGCGAGAAAAGAGCTCACGTTCCTGACGCTCCGCGAGGAGGTTCTCCATTTCCTCTAACAGCTGCTCTTTCTGCTTGCGAGAGAGTCCGTCAGTCACTTGACACAACCTCTAGCTTCGGGGCGTCCTTCCAGAGCTGCTTCCTGAGCTCTGACAGCCTGTCCTCAATCTGCTCATTAGAGAGAGAAGCATGGTGTACGTTATGCACTACGGTCTCAGCCGGGTCGTCCTTGATGCTGAGGGCCTTGAGCTCTTTGGCTGCGTTGAGCTTTACTGCTTCTGACTCAGCGTTCTCAGCCAAGTCCTTGATAACCTTGACCCCAAGGATACCAATCTCCACACCCTCAATGTATCGCTGGAAGGCCTCTGAGAGGTAAGGGGCTAGTTCCCGCATCAGCTTGCTCACACGGGCTTGTGTGGAGCGAGAGTTAGCGGTGTACCCTGCCTTGCCGTAGGCTTCCCTGGCGTCCCCAAGGCGAACGTAGTGCTTCAGGAACTCACGCTGGCGCTTGGGGAGGTCGTTAAAGGGCCTAGGAGCCTGTGTAGGGTGCCTAGGGAGATTTACTGTGGGCACCCTTAGGCCTCAGGCTCTTTGGCCTTAGGAGCCGCTTTAGGGGCCTTAGGGAGCTTCTTAGGGAACTCTACCCCGGGAATGTCCTTCTCCACCAGCTCATCGGCGTCAGCGTCCATCTTGTTAAGGATTTGCTTGAGAGCGTAGGGCTTACGTGGGTGTTTTTCACACCAAGTAGCCGTAAGGGCTCCCTCGGAACTGTAGTAAGCCAAATGACCCTTTTCGTTTTTCACTAAGTAGTGCTTCATGTCTTTACTCCCGTTTGTGTTCTCTCGTATAGTTCTACGTTTGGTCTTATGTTTAAGCCCCCTTTTTCCAATTGGAGGGGTCGTAGTTCTGTATTTGTCCGTCTTGTCCATTGAGGAGGTCTCTTATTGTACCCTCACCGTGTATATCGTCTATTGGGTAGAATCTAGAATTGTCTGGTATAAACTGCCAGTCAGGGTACCCTGTCCAGATACCGTTGTTGCCGTACGGCGCAATGTACTGCCAGTCTACGTCAGGGGTCCACTCGCCCTTGGACTGGTCGGGGACGTACTGCCAGTCTACGTCTGGGGTCTAGTTGCCGGGACCAGTTATCGGCTTGTACGTTACATTGCGTATCTTACAAGTAAGGTTCAAGCCGCCTGACCTGATGCGATAGTTGGTCCCGCCTTCTGCCGGTATTGTCGCAGTATAGAACCCATCCCCAGAAATGGGGACAGAGGTTGCGGTAAACCCGCCGACTGCAAAGTTCACCTGCCCCCCACCGACGTAATCGAAGACCTCAAACGAAACTTCTACCGGAGTACCTGCCCCTAACTGGACGCCCGGAGTGTCGGCATTTCTACCTCCAATTACATCATTTGCTTCTAAATACTGACCTTCTGTAAGGGTGAACCCATCTGGGGTAAGGTTCCACAGACTTGCATCAGGGAAGTTGATGCCTTTGCCTGAGATAGTGTCATCGCCGCGTGTGGTGACGTTCCCATCCTTATCGTACACGGTAATCTCAGTACCACTACCCTCGTCCAGCGGGAAGAACCAGCGTTCACCTGTGGTGGTGTTCTTTATCTCTACGTTCTGGAGGGCTGAGTTGGTGGGGAGTGCAGAAACGCCGCTTTCATACTCGCCTATAGTTCGGAAGTTAACCCCCCCAATAGCTATAGATGTTCCCTTGCTCTCCCCGTCAACAAATAATTCTATTATGTTGGTGAGCGTCCTCTCAAAACGTAGAGTGCAGTGCTGACCTATAGCTACTCCACTCAGAGCATCGTTCCATGATGCTATTCCGTTCCCTGTGTAGAAAACCACTCTGTTTGCACCTGAACCGTGTGTGAGGTCGTAGAGCAATATCAGTCCTTCTGTGAAGGAACTATCCGGCTGACCCAACAAAGCAGTCCTCCCTGAACCTCCCCCAACGTCTTGCCTAATCCAGTCTGCGCTTATCTCAAGATTGTCTGCTTGAGGTATCGTTATCTGAGGTATCTCACCGTACCTAGTCCCATTGCCAAACA